AGAACAAGATAAAGCAATCGAAGAAGAACAGAATGATCCTAAATGGGCACCTCCGGAATTGCCAGGGGCTGGTGGTATGAGTGATGGTGATCAACCGGTTCAAGACGATCAAACCACCGATCAAATAACCCCTGATGACAATGACAACGATAAGATTAAAGCACTTAAGCAAGCCATGCTAGTGAAGAAGCAAATGGAAGAGAAGGGCTCAGAAAACCGATCTATTCAAGATGAGTCTAAATATAGATCGGCAATAATGTTGCTTTCAAAAAATAAACAGATTACAGATAATTTGAGCATTTAGGATGATGACCATGGCAGAAATACAGCACACACTTGCAGACTTGATTAAGTTCAGTTCTGATCAAAAGCCTATAGAGTTTGTCGACGCATTTAATGATATTATTACTTCAAGGGTTGATACCGCTATCAACACAAAGAAGATTGAGGTCGCCCAACGAATGTTTAACCCGTCTTTTGATTCCGACAATGAAGATACAGAAATAGAAACAGAGGAAGAATGAGATGGCAAGGTCGCTTAAAGATATTCTAGCTGGTGTAAAGAAGTCAACGGTAGTTCCTGGTTCAACCGGCGATGAGCCTGGTGTAGATTATGCTCCTAAGGCGCCTGCAGAACAGGATTTTGTTAAGAAGCATAAGACTGAGAAGCATGCAGATCGTGTAGGTAATGGTGATGACATTTACCAGGCCACCAATGTTAAGCATGCTCAAATTAAAGATGCTAAGCACGGATATAAGAATCCGGACGATAAGAAAGTCAATGAAGCAGCTTCGTGCAATATGACTGCAGAAGGAACTCATTGTCCCGTCCATGAAATGTCTTCATGTGACTCAAGCAATAAGAAGTCACTCAAGGAAGTTATCACAAAGCAGACCTCTGCTGGTAAAGTGATTAAGGACTTCCAGAAGTCTGATAATGAAAAGTTTGCAGGTAAGTCTCCTGAGAAGCGCAAGCAGATGGCTCTAGCAGCATATTATGCTAAGCAGCGCAATGAAGAAGTTGAGCAGGTTGATGAAATTTCAACTGGTATGGTTAATACATACCTAAGCAAGACCAAGGATGATGATAAGCGTAAGTCTGGTAGGGAACTTGCACTAAAGAAGAAGTGGGGCGGCAAGGTTGCCGGCACTGAAGCACCTAAGGTACCTAGCGTAGATGAAAGTCTAGCAGTTCCATTGATTGGCGGTGATGACGATGAGTCTGCTGAAATGGCAAAGACTCAGCTACGTGCACTTGCTAATAAAGCACTTCATCTTGTCATGCAGTTGTCAGATGATCAAATTGTAGAGCCATGGGTGCAAGCAAAGATTGCTGTTGCTAAGGATAATGTTTCGGCAGTCCATGATTACATGGTTTATGGCAATGGTAAAAAGCCAGAAGCAGAACAAACCGCACCGTATGTTGGCGGCATTGATATGTCGGGTGCCCCAAGAAATACGTATCCTAACTTCTCAGCAGATGTTAACACAGGTAGGAATGTATGAACATCATTAAGCCTACGGGCAATTCTATATCACTTACAACACAGAATACAATAAATGGTTCTGCTATAGTCTATGTTGCTGCTACAACAGCTGCACAAGTCAATCTATATAGTAATGCTGCAACCCAATATGCATCGTTTGTAATACCAGCTAATCAGTATATTTTTGTATCCAAAGCGCCAACTGATCTGATGACTGCAAATGTTGCTGTTCTAGTAACACCAGCTGGTTATAGAGGATAAGATGAAGCTCATCACAGAACTTACCGAAGAAATCGAGTATATTACTGAAGCTAGGGAAGATGGTACCAAGGACCATTATATCCGCGGCATCTTTATGCAAGCTGAAGTACCAAATAAGAATGGTAGAATTTACAAGCTCCCTGTAATGGAAGCTGCGGTAAATAAGTATATTGAATCTCATATCAAGAATAAGCGTGCATATGGTGAGCTTGGGCATCCATCAGGCCCACAAATCAATCTTGATCGTGTTTCACATATTATTTCAGAGATTAAGAAAGATGGTAATAACTTCATTGGTAAGGCTAAGTTGACCGATACACCAATGGGTAATATTGCTAGAGGTCTACTCAAGTCTGGCGCTAATCTGGGTGTATCTTCTCGTGGTATGGGCACACTAAAGCCTAATAAAGAAGGTATTATGGAAGTTCAAAGTGATTTTCATCTTGCCACTGCGGCCGATATTGTAGCAGATCCTTCTGCTCCTAATGCTTTTGTAAAGGGTGTTATGGAGAATGTAGACTGGGTTTATGATGCTTCCAATGATTCTTGGTATCAAGAAAGACTGCATGAAGCTCGTAAGCAAATGCACAAGATGACCACAAATGAAATTGAGAAAAGCAAGCTTGATATTTTCGAGAGCTTTATTAATGGTCTCTCGTCAAAGAAAAATATAGTATAAATATTAAAAATCTAAGAAGGGAGATCTATAATGAATCCAGAAGATACTATTAATTCAGATTTGGAGCAGATTGATGAATCAATTGCTTCCGATACTCTAAAGGCTGGATCACGTCCAGATACTAATCCAAAGTCTAAGATTGAAGCAATGACTTCAGTTATTGGTGCTATGCACTCCATGCGTAAGGACGATCTTACTAAGTGGTATACGCAGGCAATGGCTTTGATTGGTAAGGAAGCATCATCACTACCAGCTGGCGCATCATCTGATGCTAATCAGTCGACTGTAGATATGAGGGGCGGCAAGGGTCCTAAGACTCGCGACGCAATGCCTAAGCTCAATGTTCGTGAAGATGTTGAGGAAATGTTTGTAGGTGAAGAACTTTCAGAAGAGTTCAAGGATAAGGCTACAACTCTATTTGAAGCCGCGGTTAATGCCAAGGTTACAGTAGAGCTTGTCAAGCTTGAAGAAGAGTTTGAACAGAAGCTCAATGAAGAAATTGCAACCGCAGTTGATTCAATCGAGACAGCACTAGACTCATATTTGAGTTATGTAGTAGAAAAGTGGATGGATTCAAATGAAGTTGCCGTTGAATCTGCTCTACGCAACGAGATCATGGAAGGGTTCATTGACGGACTCAAGGGCCTCTTTGCAGAACACTATATTGATGTACCTGAGGACAAGGTAGACGTACTTGAAGCTATGGCCACCAAGGTTGAAGAGCTTGAAACAAGTCTGTCTGAAGCAATTGAAGAGAATGCAGAGCTTAAGGGCCTTGTATCTGAGTCAATGAAGCAGGATGCTATTTCAAATGTTGCCGAAGGTCTGACAATGAACCAGACCGAAAAGTTCTTTGCCCTAGCCGAAGGTCTTGAATTTGACGGTGACTTGGAAACTTATACAAAGAAGCTCTCAATGGTAAAGGAGAATTACTTTGTGAAGTCAACAGCAAAGACCAACCTTGAAGAAGAGACCTTTGAGGGTGACACATCAGCTCCTACCGTATTTGCTGACCCATCGGTTAACAGGTATGTACAGGCCATCTCTAGAACTGTCAAGAAGTAAAAGTTTATAAATAAAACAAACCTTACAGAAAGGAAAAATTATGTATCTACAGGAAGAAATTCAAAAGAAGTGGGCTCCTATTCTTGAGCACGCTGATTTGGCGCCAATCAAGGATGCTCACAGGCGTTCAGTTACCGCTGTTCTCTTAGAGAACACAGAAAGGGCTCTCCGTGAGTCTGCTGCACACGGCCAGTTCCAGACTATTATGGAAACTGTATCCAACGTACCTCTGAACAACATGGGTGGTTCAAGCTCAACTGCTGGTTCGGGTGCTATCGACACGTTTGATCCAGTACTGATCAGCCTGGTTCGTAGGTCAATGCCTAATCTGATTGCTTATGATGTTTGCGGCACACAGCCAATGACTGGTCCTACAGGCCTTATCTTTGCTATGCGCTCACGTTATGCTGCTAATGCAACAACTGCTAATGCTCTGGCAGGTGGTGAGACATTCTTCAACGAAGTTAATACTTCATTCTCATCTGTTGTATCTGGCGCAAATACTTTCGGTCAGAAGTTTGTTGGATCAATCCCAGGCGACAGCAACACCAGCGGTCTCTCTGCGGTTAATACCTATAACACCGGTACAGGCATGAGCACAGCTCAGGCAGAAGCTCTAGGTGCTGACAGCAATACAATGTTTGCTTCAATGGCATTCTCAATTGAGAAGGTTACAGTGACCGCAAAGTCACGTGCGCTCAAGGCAGAATATACCATGGAACTGGCACAGGACCTGAAGGCAATCCACGGCCTTGATGCAGAAACAGAACTTTCAAACATTCTGTCTGCTGAAATCCTTGCTGAAATCAACCGTGAAGTTGTTCGTACAATCAACATCACCGCTGTCCCAGGTGCACAGGACAACGTAACAACTGCAGGCGTATTCGACCTTGACACAGACTCTAACGGCCGTTGGTCAGTTGAGAAGTTCAAGGGCCTTATGTTCCAGCTAGAGCGTGAAGCTAACCAGATTGCTAAGCAGACTCGTCGTGGTAAGGGTAACATTGTTATCTGCTCTTCTGACGTAGCATCCGCTCTGCAGATGGCAGGTGTACTTGACTACGCTCCTGCTCTAAACTCCAACAACCTACAGGTTGACGATACCGGTAATACCTTTGCCGGTGTTCTGAATGGCCGTCTGAAGGTCTACATCGATCCATATGCAATCGGTGGTAACTACCTGACTGTTGGTTATAAGGGTTCTAGCGCATTCGACGCTGGTATCTTCTACTGCCCATATGTTCCTCTACAGATGGTACGTGCGGTTGATCAGGGCACATTCCAGCCTAAGATTGGTTTCAAGACCAGATACGGCATGGTTGCTAACCCATTTGCTCAGGGCATCGACGTCGGTTCGGGCGCACTGACAATCAATACCAACAAGTACTACCGCCGCGTAATCGTTAATAACCTTATGTGAGGTATCACTTTTCTAGATAGGAGATATACTATTTTGTCATATCTCCTATCATAGAATTAGTATAAAATACTCCTAGGGGAAACTTTAGGAGTTTTTTTATGTCTGAAAAATATGGCTTTATCTATGTTTGGTTTGATAAAAAGTACAAAAGATACTACGTAGGTTCTCATTGGGGTAATGAAAATGATGGTTATGTTTGCTCATCTCGGATGATGAGACAATCATATAATCGAAGATCTGATGACTTTAAACGTAGAATAGTCAAGAGGATCTATACAAATAGAAAAGATCTTCTTATAGAAGAAGAGCGCTGGTTGTCTATGATTGATCCAAATAAGACAACACCAAGAAATACTACTGCCGAATCTAGAACAAATGTACGATATTATAACATTAAGCTCGGAACACAAAATCAATGGTGGTCTGATATTGATTCTAGCAAAACTGTTGGTGAAAAAATTTCAGCGGCTAAGAAAGGCAAGTCTATCCCTTGCACACCTGAAAAGGCTGCAGCTATCTCTGAAGCAAAGAAAAAGAAGTTTGCCGAACGCGGTGGCATGAGTGATGAACATAAAGCTGCACTGACTGGTATTAAAAAGAAGCCTCATACGGATGAATGGAAGCAACAAAACTCCGAGCGGTTTAAACAGATATGGTCAGACCCGGAGTTTAGAGCTAGACAAGCTGAATCCAGAAAAGCAGCATGGGTCAAAAGAAAAGCTATATAAATACAATCAATAAGAAGTCCAGAGGCCTTATGTGCCGGCTAACTGGATCCAACTTTAAAGGGAGCAGTTAGCTCCCTTTTTGTTGAGAATAAATATTGATCAAAGGAGTTTGTCATGACAGGTATAACTAACAAGAACTTTCTCTCACCTATCAACTTCAAGTTTGCTATAAAGAGAGCACCTCACGTGAATTTCTTTGTTCAGGGAGTAAATCTACCTGGACTTTCATTGCCTGACATTGATGTAAGCAATCCTCTAATCAGAGTTCCATATCCGGGTGATCATCTGCTCTACGATGAGCTTGATTTGTCTTTTAAAGTCGATGAAGACCTAAAGAATTACATGGAGATTCATGAATGGCTCCGAGCTTTAGGTAAGAGGTCATATGACGAATATAAAACTCTCACACAGAAAATCAGTACAACTGGTGAAGGTATCCGCTCTGATATGACTCTTACAGTACTGACAAGCAATAGGAATGCAAACTATTCAGTTACATTCAAAGATGCCTTTCCTATAAAGCTATCCGGCATAAACTTTGACGTAACATCATCAGATGTCGACTATGTCCAGGCTTCAGCTACATTTAGGTATGTCACTTATGATATAACTAAAGTCATTTAGCAATTTACAACTGTCAGAATGTATGATATTATGTCATATATTTTGGTGGTAAAGGACTAGTTGTGAAGTTTGAAGATATCTTTGACGAATGGAAGACCGACAGTGAGATTGACAAGACTGATCTCGGCAATGAAAGTCTAAAGATCCCTAGGCTACATCATAAGTATTATATGATGTTAGTGTCCGAAAAGGCTTCTCTCAAGAAGCTAGATGCTCAGATGAAGCAGCTTAGACTTTCCAAGTATGAATTTTACAGTCAAGGTCATACTGAGGAAACCAAAAAACTCGGCTGGGAACTACCACCACGAGGAATTATCCTTAAAGCAGACATACCCATGTATATTGAGAGTGATAATGACATCATCGACTTATCACTCAAGATCGGGATGCAAGGAGAGAAGGTAGAATTTCTAGAGTCCATCATTAAGTCTCTACACAATAGGAACTTCTTGATTAAAAACGCAATCGACTTTATAAAGTATTTGTCAGGGGTGTGATGGAAAGAATAATTATAAGAAAACACAATGAAGTTTATATGAAACTTGACTGTGAACCAAGTTTAATGATGGAAATTTCTACTTTTTTTACGTTTGATGTACCAGGCGCAAAGTTCTCTCCTGCTTATAAGAATAGAGTATGGGATGGAAAGATACGTCTAGCCAATCAGCTGACTAGACTACTATACACCGGTTTGTTACCCCATCTAGAACAATTCTGTGCTAGCAGAGAATATGAACTGATACTAGATGGAGACTTTGGTGCAACAGAATTTTCCAGAATAGAGGCCGAAGCCTTTATAAAGAAATTGGCCCCAAAGCACTATCCAAGAGACTATCAGATAGATGCATTTGTGCATGCGGTCCGAAATCGTAGGTCACTTCTACTCTCACCTACAGGATCCGGTAAGTCACTCATCATCTATCTGCTTGCTTGCTATTACAGAACAAAGACTCTCGTCATTGTTCCTACAACTTCACTTGTACATCAGATGGCTTCTGACTTTGAAGATTACGGACTACCAAAAGGTATGGTTCATAAGATCATGTCAGGTGAAGAAAAAGATACCGACAAGCCGTTTGTCGTGTCAACATGGCAATCCATCTATAAGCTTCCGAAGAAGTGGTTCCAACAATTCAACTTAGTCATAGGTGACGAAGCCCACTTATTCAAAGCAAAGTCACTTACTTCCATCCTATCTGCAATGGATACTTGTAAGCATAGATTTGGATTTACTGGAACTCTTGATGGTACTCAAACCCATAAGCTTGTTCTAGAAGGTCTATTCGGTGCAGTCAAGAAGGTAACTACCACCGCCGACTTGATGGAACAAAAGCACTTAGCAGAACTTACAATCAAAGCGCTACTCTTGAAGTATCCAGAAGTCACAAGAAAAACCATGTGCAAGGCTGAATACCAAGCTGAGATGGACTTTCTTGTTAGATCTGAAGCTAGGAATAAGTTCATCAAGAACCTTGCTCTATCTCTCAAAGGCAATACGCTACTGCTCTTTCAGTATGTAGAAAAGCACGGGAAAGTACTTCACGACATGATAGCTAAAGATGCTATCGAACGCAGGGTATTCTTCATCTCTGGTGAAGTGGATGGCAACAAGAGAGAAGAGATTAGACACATCATCGAGTCCGAAACAGATGCTATCATTGTGGCATCATACGGTACTAGCTCGACAGGTATCAACATCAAGAATCTCTCAAATGTAGTATTTGCCAGTCCGTCAAAGTCCAGGATTCGGAATCTACAGTCTATCGGTAGAGGGCTTCGTACTTCGGATACAAAGTCTACTGCCACTCTATACGATATTGCTGATGACTTATCGTGGAAGTCATCCAAAAATCATACACTTCTCCACTTTGTGGCAAGGATAAAGATTTACAATAGTGAAAAATTCAGGTATAAAGTCTATAACATAGACATATAGTTTATTTGATGCATAGCTCTCTTATACCATAAACATCATAGAAAGTCAACTACAATGGCAGCAAAGCGGCACTACGTGAACAACAAGGACTTCTACCAGGCCATCGTCGACTATCGGGCCAAGGTGGAGAAGGAACCGCTCGCAAGGATTTCAGAGTACATCGGTATGTGTATCTTCAAAATTTGCGAGCGGCTCTCCACAAAGCCGAACTTCGTTGGTTACTCGTTCAGGGATGAAATGATCTCTGATGGCATTGAAAATTGCATCAAGGCAGTACTTCTGTTTGATCCCAATAGGACAAACAATCCTTTTGCTTACTTTACACAGATTGCATGGAATGCCTTCATTCGTAGAATTAGTAATGAGAAGCGAGAGCAGTACATCAAGCATAAAAATGTACAGTACTCGTATTTGTCAGGTGAAATGGATGAAGCATCATACGGTGATACAGGCGGTGGT